TGAAGAAAAAGAAGAAACTACGGAAGAAAAAGTAGAAGAAACTAAAAAATTAAAAGAAGACTGTGACTGTGGTCACGATTCAGATTGCGATTGTGATTCAGATTGCGATTGCGGTTGTAATGCAGTTAATGAAGAACGTGTAGACGAGGACGAATCAGTTACAGATGGAACACTTAAAGCACTTCAACATTTAGTTGATAGTGAATATGATGATATAGGAAACGCAGATGGGTCCATCGCAGGTGGAGACATGTTTGGATTTCACGGCAGTCCATATACCGCGGAAGAATGGGCTGAATATGCAAAATATCAAATTGATGAAATATTTACTAAGCATGGTTCATCAGTGCCTCCAGAAATCGCTAAGGTGTATAATGGCTTAGTAGAATATTCTAAAGAAACAGAACTTCAAGCGGAAAGAAGAAAAAACACTGAAGATTCTAGTCCCAATGCCGCACCGTATTATCCAGAAAACGAGGATGAGATGTATATAAGAGATAATTTTGCTGAACAGTGGCGTCATGCCTTTTTTAAAGTGGTTGATAGACTTGGTATTGAAGAAGCAGTTAATGAAGACCAAGACAGAATTAGAAAATTAATAAACTATTAAATAGCATTCCTCCATTGCGAACAAACAAAGTCTCCTCGTGAGACTTTTTTGTTTTTGGCCCAGATAAATACTATTATAATTAACTGAGTATATAATGGCAGATTTAACTAAAAAACCCCATACAAAAACGCAATTTAGTAACACACAGTTGTTAGAATTTAGCAAGTGTATGTCGGATCCTTTCTATTTTCTGGAAAAGTATTTTATGATTCAGCATCCTACACGTGGAAGTATACTATATGCGGCATACGATTATCAACAAGAGTTAGCAAAGTCTTATCATAATTATAGATTTTCTATATCTATGTTGGGTAGACAGATGGGTAAATCAACAACAGCGGCTGGTTATCTGTTATGGTATGCTATGTTCAATCCAGACCAAACAGTTCTGATTGCGGCTCATAAGTTTTCAGGCGCACAAGAAATCATGCACAGAATCAGATATGCGTATGAGATGTGTCCAGACCATATTAGAGCAGGTGTGACAAATTATAACAAAGGTAGTATCGAGTTTGATAATGGTTCACGTATTATTTCACAAGCAACAACAGAAAACACTGGTCGTGGTCTTTCAATTTCATTACTATACGCAGATGAGTTTGCGTTTGTCCGACCAACAATAGCAAAAGAATTTTGGACTTCTATATCTCCAACACTGGCAACAGGTGGTAAAGCAATTATCACATCAACTCCTAACTTAGATGATGACCAGTTTGCGATTATATGGTCAGGTGCTAATAAGCAATTAGATGATTATGGAAATGAAACAGATGTAGGTATCAATGGTTTTAAACCATACCAAGCAGTATGGCATCAACATCCAGATAGAGATAAAGAATGGGCAGTTGAAGAAGAAGCACGAGTTGGTAAAGAACGTTTCTTAAGAGAACACGAATGTCAGTTTATCGCATATGATGAAACGTTAGTTAACAGTCTGAAGTTGTCAGGAATTAAAGGAAGAGAACCAGTATTAAGAACAGGGCAAGTTAGATGGTATGAGAGCATCAATAAAGATTCTACTTATGTTATAGGATTAGACCCTGCTATGGGAACTGGTGGAGACAATGCCGCAATTGAAGTGTGGGCGTTACCAGAACTTGTTCAAGTAGCAGAATGGCAGAATAATAGAACAGATGTTCGAGGACAAGTTAAGACAATGCATACTATTCTTACTATTCTTAATGATGAAATGAAAGAACTCGGTAACTCAGCACCTGAAATATATTGGTCTGTAGAGAATAATTCACTCGGAGAAGCCGCATTGGTAGTCATACAAGAGATGGATGAAGATAAATTTCCTGGAACATTCTTGCACGAACCTAAGAAAAAAGGTAGACAGCGTATATCGAGAAAAGGATTCACTACAACATATAAGACAAAAATTACTGCTTGTATGAAAATGAAATCTTGGATTGAAAGTGACAAGATGACACCACTAAGCAAGAATTTAATAAGAGAATTAAAGACTTTCATAGCAAAAGGTAAAAGTTATGAAGGAAAAACTGGTGAAACAGATGACTTAGTTTCAGCAACATTATTATGTGTAAGACAGATTCAACTTATATCTAGGTTCGAGGAAGGATATGAAGAACTGCTTGGAGAGACATTAGACACAGACGGAGACTATTCAGACCCACTTCCTGTGATATTTTGATAAATACTACCATAACGAACGAGAATAAAAATTATGGCTATAAATTTAGGTAACATCGCAACAAAAGTAATGAAATTGATGCAAGGCAGTGGTCTTCAGATGAAGATGTTTGACTCTACTAGTGGCAAAAGTGTAGCAGTTCCAGCCGAAGCAAGATATTTCTATGTAAAAGAACCAAATATGATGGTTCATATTGACGATAATACTAATGAATTAAAGTTTCATATCGGTGAAGATATCGATATTGATAATGAAAGTGTCAATAATATGATGAATCAACTAAAATCTATGGCACGTACTAATATGTTAGATTTCGATATTCGTTCATTCGGAAAACATATAGAACCTAAGAATTATGCATATAAGATTGAACAAAATAAGGAGCAAACCATGACAGACCACGTCAATGAAGGCATGGGCCCATTGTCTGGGTCATCACGCACAAGCCGACAAACATTAGAAAATGTGCGAATAATATTAAAACATCGTGCGCCAGTTAACGAGGAATCTCGTGGTTCACGTTCACGTAACATCACATCAATTTTTGTTGAAACAGGCGAAGGCGAACGTTTCAAATATCCATTTATACATTTAAATGGTGCAAGAGCAATGGCGAGACACGTAGCATCAGGTGGAGTTCCACATGATATAGTAGGTGAGGCTATTGTAGAATTGTCTGATAATCTATCAAGATTGAAAGAGTTTATGAGCGTTGTTAATAAACAGCAATTAGTAAACGAAACTAATCGTGCTGATGTATGGAATGCTAAACGCAGTATGAATTCAATTAAAGAAACAGTACAGAGAATTCAAGGTGCAAAAGGTTATGCTAACTTTGTAGAAGGTATTGCTCTTAAAGAAGAAAATCCACAATCAGAAATTTCAGAAGAAGTAGTAGATACATTTGTACAAAAGTTTACAAAATCAACATTCGAAGAATCATTAAGAGATATTTTTCCATTATTACATAGAGTAAACGAAGAAGAAATGGAAAATCGCAGAGATAATCAAACTGAAAGAGTTAAAGAGATAATGTCAGCAACAGTTAAGAAGACTGGCGAGTTAGTTAACACTATTACGTTTGGTGAGCCAAGTAATCCATCTTATGATTACAGTCAAATCAAAAAGCAATATGCTGAACCTCGTACTCCAGAAGAGGCGGCCCAACAAAAAATTTCTAAGATAGCAATGACATTTGATGACCTTGCTGATAGAGTTACAGTAGACACACTACTAGATAAAAAAGGCAAAAAGAAAGGTCACGATTTAGCGGCTGAAATATCATTCTTCTTAACAGATATTGCAGATGCAATTCGTTCAAACCCAAGAGGTATTGCTAAAGATGATATGCAAGTAGCAGGTCAGTTACTTAAAATGTCAAAGGCTTCAGTAGAAACTGTAGAGCCAAAAACAGCAGATACAAGAATAAATGAAATGCTTGAAGAAGCATTCTCAAAGTTTGATAGTGATAAAGTCATCGAAAAAAAAAATGAAATAGATGAAGATGACGCAGAGTTGAATATTGCAAAGAAGAAACCAACACTTGATGATTTAATCCAAATGTCAAATGAAGCAAATTACGAGATGGGCGATGTAGTTGTATTTGGTATGAAAAATCATCCAGCATATCGTTTTGATTTACACAGCGAACTTAAAGATTATATGGAAAGAGTGCGAGTAGGTTCTACTCATTCTGGAACTGACCATTCAGGTTATCTTAATATGAAGGTTTCTGAGATTGCAGATAATATTGATGGTATGGCAATCGTTGCAGTTGAAGACGGTGGCAAAGTTAAATCACTGGTAGGATGGTCTTCAGAAGATGAGATTAATCCACCAAAGACAGATGATGAGCAATCTGGCGAAGATGAAGATGGTGCATTCGCATCAGGACCAGATAATGACCAAGTCAAAATGAGACATCTAGCAGGTCTTGACGATTTCTAAAAAATATGTCATTTTCTAGTTGACAAGCACATATCAATTGTGTTATAATAAAAGGGAGTTAAGTGCTTCCTTTTTTATGGTTTAAATTATTTTCACACGATACTTTGAAGTAAAAAAACTTACAAAAAGGGGCATTTAACTCTTGACTTTAGGAAAAAAGATAAGTATAATAGTATCATTGGTTACATTTGTATGATACATTTAGGCTAATAAAAACTAATAAAGAAAACTAATAAAGGCTAATATAGGAGAAATATAATGGCAACACTAGCAGAAATCCGTGCGAAATTACTCGCACAAGACAACAAAGCATCAGAGAACTCATCTGCGAATCGAGGTTCAGATGCTGTATATCCTTTCTGGAATATGGACAACGACAATACATCCGTATTGAGATTCCTTCCAGATGCAGATCCCACAAACACATTCTTTTGGAAAGAACGACAAGTTATCAAACTTCCGTTTCCTGGTGTGAAAGGTGGTGATGAACAAAAACGAGTAATCGTTCAAGTCCCTTGCGTTGAAATGTGGGGAGAACCTTGCCCAGTTCACGCAGAGATTCGTCCTTGGTTTAAAGACCCAGCGATGGAAGATATGGGCCGAACATATTGGAAAAAGCGTTCTTACGTTTTCCAAGGTTTGGTTGTAACTGATCCTATCGGTGGTGAACAACCAGAAAATCCAATTCGTAGGTTTATCATTGGACCACAAATCTTCAAGTTATTGAAGGCGGCTCTAATGGACCCAGATATGGATAATATGCCAACTGATTATGAAGCGGGCACTGATTTCCGTCTTACTAAGACGCAAAAAGGTCAATACGCAGATTATTCAACTTCAAGTTGGTCTCGCAAAGAACGTTCACTGAATGAAGACGAACGCAAAGCAATTGAAACTCATGGTCTTTTTGACTTGAATGATTATATGCCAAAACGTCCAACTTCCGATGATATGAAAATTATCACAGAAATGTTCGAAGCATCAGTTGATGGTGAATTGTATGACCCTGCTCGTTGGGGACAGCACTATAAACCTTATGGGTTAGATATTCCAGCAGGAACTTCTGCACCAACTACTCCTACTCCAAAAGTAGAAGAAGTTAAAGCAGAACCCGTTGCGGAAACACCAGCACCAACGCCTGAACCTACACCTGCACCAGTAACTGCTCAAGCAACTACTGAGGCACCTAAGTCAGACGCGGCAGATATCTTAGCAATGATTCGTAGTAGAAAAACTGACTAAGTAAATCAACACTAGTGTGGGGAGTAAATCTCCCCATACTTTTATAACACATTAGGAGAAACATATGGCAAGAGCCTTTGATGCGAGTAAATTTCGCAAAAGTATAACAAAATCTGTTCCTGGTATGAGTGTTGGTTTTAGAGACCCAGACACTTGGATATCAACAGGAAATTATACATTAAACAAACTTATTAGTGGTGACTTTCATAAAGGTGTACCACTGGGCAAAGTAACAGTCTTTGCTGGCGAGAGTGGAGCAGGAAAATCATTTGTAGCGGCAGGTAATATTGTTAAAGCCGCACAAGACCAAGACATATTTGTAGTACTAATCGATAGTGAAAACGCACTAGATGAGGCATGGTTACATGCCCTTGATGTAGATACTGCACCAGAAAAATTATTAAAATTAAGTGTATCAATGATTGATGATGTTGCTAAAATCATTTCAGACTTTATGAAAGGTTACAGAGATGACCATTCAGACACACCAGACGCAGACCGTCCAAAAGTATTATTTGTCATTGATAGTTTAGGAATGATGATGACCCCAACCGATGTTGACCAGTTCAATCGTGGCGATATGAAAGGTGATATGGGTCGTAAACCAAAAGCCTTAGCGGCACTAGTAAGAAATAGTGTTAATATGTTTGGACAATATAATATAGGTATGGTAGCAACTAATCATACATACGCATCACAAGATATGTTCGACCCAGATGATAAAATATCAGGTGGTCAAGGATTTATCTACGCATCTTCAATTGTGGTAGCAATGAAGAAACTTAAGTTAAAAGTAGATGCTGATGGTAATAAAACATCTCAAGTGCATGGTATTAGAGCGGCGTGTAAAGTAATGAAAACTCGTTACTCAAAACCATTCGAAGGAGTTCAAGTAGAGATTCCTTATGAAACAGGAATGAATCCATATAGTGGATTAGTTGAATTTTTTGAGGCAAAAGGGTTACTAGTAAAACAAGGTAACAGATTGAAATATAACACAAAATCAGGCGAAGAGATGATTGAATTCCGTAAGAATTGGACATCAGAAAAACTTGATATTATTATGAATGATTGGGAAGATGACAATCTCGAAGATGAAAAACATGGATTAAAACAACAAGAGTCTAAAGAAGTATAAAAATGGCAATATATATAAATACATTGCTTATGAATAATACGTTATACTAGAGGAGACATCTTGGAATTAGAATCACTTTACGAGTTGTGGGAAACTTTAAAAGGTTATATTCCCGGCAAAGATAGAATAGAAGCAGGCGAAATGTTTATTAAACAATGTGATGATTTAGGAATGAGTGTTGAAGACATCGAAGAATTGATTGATGGTGACGAAGTCCTGCAAGTATCATTAGATAAATTTTTTGATGAAGAAAACGATTATGAAGAAGATGATGATTGGGACTAATGAATTGGTATAGCAAAATAGTAAAAGATTGGAGTGAAATTCCAAATTGTATTCAATTTTTTGAAAATGAAATCACGGAAGCAAGAAAAGAAGTAAAGATAAAAGGAAATATTGAAAAGAACTCTACTAGACTTCCTGCGTATGTTGAGTTGCGTTTCGGTCAATTACAAGAAATAGAAGCAATACTAGAACATCTAAATATTCAGTTACGCAAAAAGAGAAGTGAATACTTGAGAAAGTATTTAGAAAACTATAACAAAGTTTTAAGTAGCAGAGATGCTGAAAAGTATGCAGATGGCGAAGATGAAATTGTTGCAGTTGGTGAATTGATAAATCAAGTTGCACTTATTAGAAATCAATATCTAGGTATAACAAAAGGCTTCGAAATTAAACACTTTCAACTGTCTAACATAATCAAGTTGCGTGTGGCAGGAATGGAAGATTCAGAGATAACAACATATTAGAGCAGAGGAAAAAATGACTGGGATTCACATAGTTAAACGAAATGGAGAAAAAGAAAACTTAGATTTAGAGAAAATGCACAAAGTGGTTTTCGAAGCATGTAACAACATCAATAACGTATCTGCCAGTGAAGTTGAATTAAAATCACATATACAATTTTACAATGGAATGACCACAGGTGAAATACAAGAAACACTCATCAAGGCGGCAGCCGAACTAATAACAGAAGATACACCAAATTATCAATGGGTTGCAGGAAATTTAATCAATTATCATATCAGAAAAGAAGTATACAATAACTTTGTCCCATGTCACATATTTGAATTAGTCGAACGAAATGTTAAATCTGGATTTTATGATAAAGCATTATTAGATGATTATTCTGTAGAAGAATGGGAAAAGATTAATAGTTTCATCAAACACGATAGAGATTTTGACATTACATATGTTGGAATGGAACAGTTTCGTGGAAAGTATCTAGTTCAAAATCGTGTCACACATAAGATATACGAAACACCACAAATGGCATATATGCTAATTGCGGCAACATTATTCAGCAAATATCCAGAAGAAGAAAGATTAAAGTGGGTTAAAGATTATTATGATGCTATTAGCACTTTTGATATCTCATTGCCAACGCCTGTTATGGCAGGAGTTCGCACACCACAAAGACAATTCAGTAGTTGTGTATTAATTGAAACAGATGATTCTTTAGATTCAATCAATGCTACGACTAGTTCTATAGTCAAATATGTCTCTCAGAAAGCAGGAATTGGGATTGGTGCAGGTAATATACGTGCTATAAACTCACCAATTCGTAATGGTGATGCTAGTCATACAGGAGTAGTTCCATTTTATAAAATGTTCCAAGCAGGAGTAAAATCTTGTTCTCAAGGTGGTGTTAGAGGCGGCGCCGCAACATTATATTATCCAATTTGGCACTATGAAGTTGAAGACTTACTTGTATTAAAGAATAATAAGGGTACAACAGATAATCGTGTACGACATATGGATTATGGAGTTCAGTTCAATAAATTGATGTATGAACGTCTAATGACAGGTGGTAATATCACATTATTCTCACCACATGATGTTCCTGAGTTGTACGAAGCATTCTTTAATGACCAAGATAAGTTCCGTGAACTTTATGAAATAGCAGAACGCAAAACGTCTATTCGTAAGAAAACAGTATCTGCTCTTGAACTATTTTCGTCATTTATGACTGAACGCAAAAACACGGGTCGTATCTATCTTCAAAATGTAGACCATGCAAATGACCACAGTTCATTCGATTCAAGTGTTGCACCTATTAAACAGTCAAACTTATGTTGTGAAATTACTCTTCCAACTAAACCACTTAATAGTGTAATCGATGAAGAGGGTGAAATTGCTCTCTGTACACTCAGTGCTATCAATTGGGGAAATATCAGAAGTCCAGAAGATTTTGAAAAACCCTGCGAGTTGGCAGTAAGAGGTCTTGATGCTCTGTTGAGTTACCAAGATTATCCAGTAATTGCGGCCGAGTTAGCAACTGATAACAGGAGACCTTTGGGTGTGGGCATTATAAATTTTGCGTATTGGCTGGCAAAAAATGATATGACTTATTCTGAAACTAATTTAGATTTAGTTGACGAATGGGCAGAAGCCTGGAGTTATTATCTCATCAAAGCATCAAATCAATTAGCCCAAGAGAAAGGTCCTTGTCCTAAGGCAGATGAAACAAAATATGGACACGGAATTGTGCCAATTGATACTCGTAAAGCAGATATTGATGAACTCGTTCCTCATAAAGAGAGAATGGATTGGAAATCTCTTAGAGAAGACCTTAAAGAATTTGGAATTAGAAATTCGACATTAATGGCTTTAATGCCAGCAGAAACATCTGCTCAAATTTCTAATTCAACAAATGGAATTGAACCACCGAGAAGTTATGTATCAATTAAACAATCAAAACATGGTGTATTGAAACAAGTTGTTCCTGGTATTCATAAACTAAAAAACAAGTATGAACTTCTGTGGGACCAAGAATCTCCAGAAGGATACTTAAAGATTATGGCAGTATTACAGAAGTATATCGACCAAGGTATCTCAGTTAATACAAGTTATAATCCTGTGTTCTTTGAAGATGAAAAGATACCAATGT